TATTGCCTTGGTAAAAATGGGCAAGTTAGGTTTGGCAACAAGGCAACTTGGCTTGGGGTAGAGTAAGTTTTGGAGATTAAATATGTTAATAAATATTATATTATCTTTGCATTAGATTAATTTAACTAAAGTAAAATGAAAGAAAAAAAGTATCTATTAAAAATTGACAAAGACGTATGGGCGGAATTTGTTTCAGCATCTAAAGAGTCGGGTTGGGGTATAACCGTAAATCAAAGAATTAATTTTTGGATGAAAAGCGCATTTGTACTTAATAACGACACGCATAGCGGTAAAATGAGCTTTATAAAGAAAAATACGCACGCATTTACTTTAACTATTTACGATTATAGTGTTTATCGTAATTTTAAGCTACAATGCGTTAGTCGTAATGTAAGTTTTAATAAAGCTATAAATCAGATGATTTTAGAATTTTTAGACAAAGGAAACGTAGGATATTTAAATAATTTTAGCATCTAAATTGTTGATAACTAACAGATTCATTTTGTTATTATTTAAAAAAATTAGGGAATAACTTTAAAAAATAGTAATTTTATGGCAAAAGTAAATAAATCATTTTGGATTGAAAAAAACACGTCAAGAAAATTTAAATCGCGTTGTGCGGAATTAGATTTAAGAAACAGTGAGGTTGTTGAACAATTAATGATTAAATGGTTAAATAAAACAGAAAAATGGCTGAAAAAAGATTAGATACGGAATTAAAAAGATTAATAGATAACTTTGAAACGACGCATAGTAAAAGAATGAATGAAATACTAGCGACAATGGACGACGAGGAATTTGCGGTAGCTTATTTCAAATTAATGGAATATGTTAAACCTAAATTACAACGTGCGGAGGTTATTGGGGATAAGGATAATAGTTTAAATGTAAATATAAAAGTTGTTGAGTAAATTATGGGGTTAATAAAAAAAGTGCTTATAAATTGTCAAGAATGTGAAAAGAAAATTTGGCATAGGGTTTTTCCCGCTGGGGATTTTTGTACCCGATGTGGAACACAGAATTACGTAAGTAGACGGAGAAAGGTTAGAAATAAAATGATTGATAGAATAAACTACAAAGTAGCTTTATATTGGATATTGTTTTTAATGATTAGCGGTATTATTATTGTATCAGCTATAATATTTTTTCTAACAAAACTAATTATTGGGTGGATTTAGATATTAATGTAACAAAAGTTTTTAGCGATATAAAAAATTCTTACGAAAGTGAAATAGACGGCGCTAAAAAATATCGCTTAATTGTAAGCTATGGTTCAAGTAGGTCGTCAAAAACTTATAGCATAATGCAGTTGTTTGCATTAATTTTATTGTCAAGAAAATCTTTTAAAATAACGGTATGGCGTGACACAAGGGTTAACGCAATAGCAACGGTGTTAGAGGATTTTAAGGATGTTATTTCTAGTGATATGTTTCTATATGGACAATTTACTTACAATAAAAAAGACGCTACTTTTGTTTGCAAGTCTAGTAATAGTATTATTCACTTTATGGGTACAGATGACATTGGAAAGGTTTTAGGTATGAAACAAAACATTTCTTTTTTCAATGAAATTAGTCACTTTAGTAAAGATGTTTATTTGCAAATAGCTCAAAGAACATCCGAAACAATATTTTCAGATTACAACCCTAGTGGCGATACTATATTAGATAATTATATAGATAGGGATGACACTGTGTTTTTAAGGTCTACATTTATGGACAACCCGTTTCTAACTGACGGAATACGAAATCAATTGCGTGGATATAACCCGTATTCTTGGGGTAGCACTTATGTTACAAAAGAGCCACCTTTTAAATTGATGAATGTAAAAAATGATGAAGAGGTAACGGAAATGAATTTACCGCCAACGAATGAATTAAATATAAAAAACGGAACAGCTGACTTATGGATGTGGTTAGTTTATGGTTTAGGTATTGGCGCGGAAAAACCTAATAAAATATATAAAGGTTGGCAAATGTGTAGTGACGAGTATTTCGATAATTTAGATATGGAAACTTATTACGGATTAGATTTTGGTGTATCAAGTCCTACGGCAGTTGTTCAAGTTAAGTTTGACGGCGATAGAACATTTTATTTAAAAGAAAGATTATATATAGGAACGTCACGTATGGGAATACCTTTATACGAGTATTTAATAAATAAAAAAATAGTAGGTTTAGATAATTTATTAGTTTGTGATAGCGCTAAAAAATCAATGGTAGATGATTTAGCTAATGGTGGCTTAACGGCTGTTGGAGCTTTAAAAGGTGCGGGTTCTGTTGCAAGAAATATAGCGCAAGTACAAAGTTTTAATATAATTTATACCGAAAGTAGTAAAAACTTACATAAAGAATATTCATTGTATAGTTATAAGATAGATAAATATGGAAATACGGACGATATGCCAGACCCTAGACAAGATGACCACCTAATGAACGCAACTGAATACATTATTAGCTATCTTGTAAACTATTTGGGTATAAGGTATGAAAAATAATTTAAAGTGTCTTAAATCGTTTCTAAATAGGTTATTTTAATTTTGTTTTACCGTATTCCCTTAATGTAAAGTAACCACCAATCACTGTAACACCCATAGTCATAACTAAAGGCAAATAAGCTTCGCCTAAAGGTCTACCCCATTGTGATGTTATAAGTATTATGTCTATTAGTAATGTAAAATTAGCAACTACTAAAGGTCTTATGTTTCTTGCTAACCAACTCCCATACTTCATATCATATTCCCAACGCTTACTAATTTCTATTTCACGTTTAGATATTTCTTGTTCGATAACAATATCTTTTTCAAGTTCTTTTAATAGTAAGTCTTTATCTGATTCCGCAATACTAGAATTACCGCGTATAGCATCGCCTAATTTATTTAATCCTTCTACACCCGTAACCGTTCCTAGTATATTAAGTATTTCTGGACTAACGCCTACTATTGTTCTTAATAAATTTCCTACAAAAGTACCTTGACCTCCGTTTTTTCTTAAATTTGGATTGTCTTTTCCCATTATTCTATTGTTTTATCCCAACGTGCTTTAATTTTTCTTATGTCGTAATGTGTAAATGTATTGTACTTGCCTATTCCTCCTTGCAATATATGACCGTGTTCCGTTAACGTGTGTATAGTATCAAAAACTTCGGGTTGTGTCATATTTTCCACTTGTATATCTGCTGCTTTACCTAAAATATGTTGTGAATTAGAAACCCCACCAATAGATTTATTATGTTCAATACATCTATATGCACTAGTAATTTTAATCGGTTGTCTTACAAAATCTCTTATTGTTTGTAATTGAGCTGCAAGTTTTTGTATTTCAAACAAAACATCTTGAGGCATTTCACAACCACATTTACATTCAAATTCAGATTTATTAAAATTATTTGTTAACTTCATATTTATTTTTTTTATTTATTAAAAAATATGCGTAAGCCTAGCTATTTGTCCGTGTTTAGGATGATGTATAAAAGCTTCAACAGCTTCTACGCTACCAGTATAACCATTTCTATGATGCCAGCTATCGCTAACACTAGGAGACCGCAAACTTTCAACCGTACATCCTATTAAATCTTTTGCAACTTTATGATGAACGTGATGCGTATAAAAATAACGCTTTTTGCAATTACTCCATTCTTTGCTTTCGTGTGCCATTAAAGAACCTAAATCTCCAACCTTTGCTCCGTCGCCGTGTGTAGTTCCAATTAAGTTATTATGATAAGTAAAGTATTTTCTATGCGCTATACTACAATCAAATGTAATATTTTCACAATTTCTAAAATGACTTTCAATTGTTTGCGCTAACATAAAACCACTTATGTAATCGTGGTTACTTGGATTAAAAGTAAAGTGAACATCCGCAACTGACAGTAATCTTTCTAAAACATCTACATAAAGTTTCTTTGCCATTAAAAAATTCTCATACCACATACCGTCTGTGTCTTGTGGAGTTCCGCTTGTCGTTTTTCGATGTGGCGTATCAATATGTAAAATATCGTTACCACCTATAAAATTTATCTTTTCTATATTCCAACCCGATGACGAATTTAAAAGTCCGTCTACTCCATTTAAAACACGTTTTACCGCTATTTGGGAATTATATTCTTGACCAACCTCTAAAGCCGATGATAATTTACCTATATGAATATCCGCTGGGTCTAAAACCATTAAGTGTGGAGATTTAGATTTTTCGCGTTTTATTTTTTTAAATTTAGGCGAATAGTCGTCAAGTTGCTTTACTAATTGTTTAATAAAGGTATCTTGCTTTGCTAACTGAAAATTAGGGTTTTTGACAAATAAACTTGCGTTGTCACTTTTAAGCCAAGCGTGTTTTACTGTATCAATATCAACATTACTTTTTTCTGCTATTTCTTTTAAACCTCTATATTCTTCAATTATGTTTAATTCGTCGTCTTTTAATCTTAATCTATTTTTATTTCTTTTATTCATAAGTATAAATTTTATTGTCAACAACTTCTATTAAGTGTCTAAAAACTGATATTTCTTGTTCCCCCGTCACATCTACTCCGTTAATTAATAATCTAAAGTGATGTTTTTTTTCGGTTTTTAATATTTCAAATTTATTCATTATTTATGATTTGGTTATATATCGTAGATTAATTCTTTTAAACCCTTTAACATTCCCATTTGCTTTGGGTCTTGTTCCCATTCTTTCTCGTATTGTTCGTAAACAATTTTAAAAGCATCTTGTAGATTTTTTCTTTTATTTTCACAAATATACTTTTCTTTTTTTAATAATTGTATTTGTGATTTTAAAGCCGTAGTAGTTTTGTTAGAATTTCTTCCGAACTGTAAGTAGCCTATGTAAAGAGCTACAAGACCACCGAAAAGAATTTCAACTAGCCTAATTGTTTGTTCTGTCATTATTCATTTTATTAAAAGCATTTGAAAGGTTTTTTTTAATTTCTTTTTTTATACCTTTTCCGCTTTTACCAACTCTTATGTTTGCAATAAAGCAAATAAAACCATAAACACCAAACCCTCCACTTAAAGCGTTAAGCATAAATAGAAAACTTCTTCCGTACCCAGATGATAAATTAGTAGATAAGGAATAAAATACTATCCCTATATATATCCAAAATATTGGTACTATTAATTTTTTAATTTCATCTGCGTCCATTTTAATTTTTTATTATTATTTAACTTGCTGTTATAATCGCCAAAGCTATCATTCCTAATAGTACAAGGGCTAGCATTATTTTAGATTTCATCAATATCTTCTGGTGTTATTATTGGTTCTTCAACTTCTTCATCGGGATATGGATTAATTCCATTATCAATTAAATAAATCGCCCAATCCTCCTCGTTTTCGTAAACGTCCATTATTGGTTGTCCTGTAATCATAATTTCGTTAGGTAATACCTCCCCGTAACTAGTTATATTTTCTACATCATTATAACAAACGTACCATTTTGTTGTATTTGGATATTCTATTGTGTTTATCATATCTTATTTATTTATTGTTGTCCTCCGTCGGTTATTGTCCAACCCCTTGCAACTAAACTTGCTCTATCTGGCGCACCCGCACTTGTATATTTTATTGTTCCCATTCCTAAAGACACATTTAGTTGACCTCCGTTTACACAAGCGTCTAATAAATTATCATAATTCGTTGCGCTAAATTGTAAGTGTGTTCTTTGTGACATAAAATTTGCCATATTTGTAATAGAGGATAAATCCCAAGCACTTAAATCTTGGTCAAAGTCAGTACAGGCTTGAAACATATTTTCCATATTAGTAACATTTCCAACATCCCAACTTCCTATTGGTTGGTCAAAATTATTACAACTATAAAACATTCGATACATATTTGTTGCACTAGACGTATTCCAACTGCTTATATTTTGATTAAAAGCATCTGCAATATAAAACATTTGTTCAAAATTAGCAACATTGATAACATTCCAACTTGATATATCACGATTAAAATTGTAACAATTTGAGAACATTTGTTTCATATTTGTAACAAGTCCAGTATTAAAGCCAGTTACATTTCCATTAAAATCATCGTTTCCTTTAAACATAGCTTGCATATTCGTTGCACTAGAAGTGTTCCAATTTGTTAAGTCTTGATTAAATGACACTCCGCTTACGGTATGAATATCTGTAAAAAAACCTTGAAAATTTTGGTTACTGCTTACATCTAAAGTATTAATACTAGAATTATTAAAACTTGTTCGTGCTATAAAATTGTCCATTCTCGTTAATGTGCTTGTGTCCATTCCCGTTAAATTTCCGTTAAACTGTTGAGAATTATAAAAAAGAGAATATCCTTGATTTGTTACGCTTGTTAAATCAAATGGAGCATCACTATTAAAATTCAAAGTCATACCAGAAAACATTTGATTTACTCTAGTACAATTTGACAAATCCCAACCACTCGCATCAAAATTTAAAGCGTAACAATTATAAAACATATAAGAAACATTTAAACAATTACTCATATCCCAATTAGATAAATCGCCCGTAAATTGTTGACAATTCATAAACGCCCAAAAAGGATTTGGAACGTTTGTCCAATCCCAATTTTCTATATGCTGGAAAGTAATCATATTCGTATTATTATAGAACATAAAACCTTGGTCTCCACTATTCATAATTGGCGTATCTCTACAATTCGGGCCTCCTATAAGATTTGAACATTGTCTCATTCTTAAAGTAGAAAAAGTATAAGTTCCAAAACCTAAAACTTCTTTTAATTTGTTCCTTGACGTAGTATTTGATTGTGTATCAAAATGTGAGCATTCTCCGTCAATTATCACATTATAATCCCCAGCTGTTGCGTAAGTATGTGACCTATTTGCATAAGTATTTGCAACGGGAACACTTCCGTCTCCCCAATCAATCGTGCCAGAATAAACACCGTTAGACTTATACGGCAATTCTATGACTTCATTTACACTTGTAGTAGTCCAACGTGTTTCAAAGCCTCCCGCAACGGGTGGTTGAACGTATCTATAAGAATTTGTTAAATACATATTAAACACATATTTGATTATTGTATATCATTGTAGCTTTAAGTCCTTTTCCAGCAACCGTACTACCTACTTGCGTAACTCTAACTTGCAATTCATCGCCAATAGCAAAGTCAACATTAAGACCTCCAATTATTTGTGAAACCGATGCTGTGTATGTTAATTTTTCGCCCGCATCAATAATTGGCGCAGTAGAGTAAATACTTGTTCCGTTTTTTCTTACATCAAATTCTAAAGTAGAACCCGTTGGTGCGGTAGT